CACCCAAGTCACCTTCACCGAAATCAATATCTCCACCGCCTAAGCCGCCACCTCCGAAGCCGCCTCCGCCACCACCTGATGGGCCACCAGCTTCACCACCACCTTCAGGTGCGGCACCGCCAGCTTTGGCAACCTCAATATCACCATATAGTTTATCAACCTTATCAAACATACCAGTATGCTTGATAACATTTGCAGTATTTTCAAGTTCAGCAGATGCAGCTTTTTCCATTCGTTGTTGAAGGAAATCCTGTTTAGATTCCTCGTCACTCCAACCCAGTATACTTCTTCTAGCCTTTGTAAGTGACATAACACTGAATCCATTACCAATATCTGACGTTGCATCTTTAACCAAAGTTACCTTTGTTTGTAGATTCTGAATTCTCAACATTTCGGCTTGTGTCGATGGGTTATTCATTGTTATTGTGAAGTTATCAATCTCATCCTCTAAACCTAATAATACTAAATGTATTATCGCTATTTTATTCAGTTCCTGTAAAACAGCTTGTTGAATTCTATTAACAGTTCTAGCAAATCTTATATCCAATAATGCTAAATTCTTTCCTTCACCCTTTGGGTCATCAAAACCTAAGAAAGCTTTTGGTACACGTAAAGCTGTAAACAGTTTACGCTGGAGGTATTCAATATCTGCGATAGCATCCAAATTATTCGCACCTGGTAATGTATCAATAGGTGTACCAGCGTTTTCTTCTCTTACAGGAATAAAATAATCTTGGTCATTTGCCATTTGATTATAACGTACATCAATCTGACCCGTTTTTGGGTCTATAATTGGTGCTCGTTTGAATCTATTGGCGATTTCATTAACATATGGTTGAACATCTTCATCATCGAGGTTACCAACATAAACTTTAAAAACCCGTCTTTCTGGTGCTCTGGTAACACGATAAACCAACATAGCGTCTTCAGCAAGTAATAGCAATTTCCAAATACGTCTGGCCTTTTCTAAAATGGATGTACCATATGGTAACCTTCTATCGTCACCCAATAACCTAAAATGTGCAACCTGCCAATTCATAAATTCTAGGTCTCTACCTCTCCAAAAGAATTTAACTTTATCGTCTTTATTGCTTCCCCTTTCAACACCGTTTAAATTAGCACTGATGACATCATAAACACCACCTTCTCTACGCTCAATCTCAAAGTTAGGTAATTGCTTAACACCAGTAACACCTCTTTTATCATCAGTGTTAAGATATAAGAAATTATCCCCATATTTGCACATGTTTCTTATCCACATTGGTAAAGCAACATGGACATCTAATCTATTGAAGAACAAATCTTCTAATACACCTTTAACTCGTGGACTTTCAGAATAAATGTTTAGAACCCTACCAACATCATTAACTGTCGTTGATTCTTCCATTAATATATCTAAAGTTGCAGCAATTTCTGGATAGAATTCCATATTCTCAAAATCAGAATACGCACCAATTCTGGTAATCTCATATTGTATTGATTTTTGAAATATTTCGTTCTCAACCTTTACCCATTGATTACTTAAGTATTTATTTTGTCTTGCTTGTAACTTTTGATTTTCATATTCTTCTTTTGAAGTAGTTCTAAGCAGTTCAGAATTACCTAACGAATATTTTTTACTGACCCTTTCTGGTTCGACACCATATGGTCCGAACATATTGGTTAGTGTTTGAAATATTGTTTTATTATTTGCCATTTTTTTTATTTTATTATACTTAAAACCATATCAAAGTGAATGTTACTTAACGTAATCACATTCAACGTATGCTAATCGATTTACTTGCCCATTTATAACTTGTTGTTCAACAACATAACCGACATTATAATCCTGACCTTGACTACCAGCTGTGGCATCACAACCAACTCTCTTAGCACCACCCTTAACATTTGCTTTATCCTGTGGACCAGTAGTTGTTTTCCACTTATAAAGTGTGCCATAATTTTTTCTTGTAAGTACTTTTTGTATAGCCATTTTTATTTAAATTTATCAGTTATATTATATAATTATCTGTAACCAGAGAAAAGCCACATATATTGACCTTGTGGGTCTTGCATATTTTTAGCAACCTGTGGTTTAAAGTTTGGTTTTTTTGGCTCAGGTTTATTACTCGATACCGTCATTTCACGTTGCATATTATGAGCTTCATTTCCCGAATTTACCACCCAACTAGCCAACATACTTTTTGTTTTACTTTTAAGTTGTGTTAACTTTTTAAATGAATATTCCAGAACAAATAATGCCATTGCCATTGCCATGATTATATCATCATGCTTACCTTTGGCATGGTCAGCCCTACCATTTATATAAACAAATGTGTTAAGTTCAGATATTAATCGTTCTGAACGTATTTTAATACCATGGTCTAAACCTTCATCACGATTTATACGTACCATTTTTTCAAAATGTGCCACTAAACGGGTTCTATCAGTACCAACTTGAAAACCAGCGGTTTCCTTTTTAACATCATATTTACCGACATCCTTTCTTTGTTTAAGAGCTTTTCCCTTATCATCATAATAAAGATTTGGGTATTTCATTTCTTGCAATTTAAGTATGGTAGCAACACCCATTCCACCAGTAATATCAACAACTAATAATGCATTATATAACATACCATATTCATATAAGATATCAGCTAATTTATCTGGTGGTACCTTACCTTGATATTCAACAACCTGTGTCATTGTTGTAAAATCAATAACAACAAAGGTTGATGAATCTTCACCATCACCACGGGAAACATCTGAAGCCAATATGTACTCATGACCATCAATAGGTTCTTCCCATACCCATAATTCATTATCCTCACCACTAACAAATTTTGGGTCTTCAACATTATTGGATTTATGATGTTGAATATATTCGTCAGAAACGACATTACCACCAGAACCCAAGAATGATACATCCAATTCCTGTGCAATCATTCTGGCATCATTATTCATACCACGACACATTTCCTCATACCATGATGATGTAGGTTTATAACCGTCTTTTATGAACCGCTCATAGGACTCAAAAGTAAATTCAGTTTCTTTTATTTCTTCCTTTTCAGTTTTTTCCTTATCTTTATATTTGTACCAACTTAAATCTTTATTATATCGGTTATCTTGGTACCAACGCATTTCAATAATATTGAAATTGTTTTTCTTTTTTATCGCTAAATCATAAGTTTCGTAATATAATGGGTCTTGTCCGTTTGGTGTTTGGTGACCTAAAATACCGTTATATAATACCGAATGACACCAAAAATCATCTGGGTTGTTTGCTAAAGAAAAATCGTAAGTTTTAGCCTTACCAGTTTCCATGCTCAATATTGGTACCCAGATACTATCAGATATTAGTATTTTATCTATACCATAAGAATCAATATTTACATTTAAACTTTTTATATATTGGATGAACTTAATAAAAGTTGGTTTCGATAAATCACCCGTTAAAGACTTATCTAATCTGAGTGAACTAAGTTTTAAACCTGAACCTCTAAAAGAATTTTTTAAATTGTTATCATCAATAATTTTTCTCAATATCTGTTTACCATTAGGTATTATATTGTACCTATGGTTAGGTAATTTTTCTTTTATCGCATTTTCCTTTATTTGTTTTCTCTCAAAAGAAAACCCTATCTCATCAAAGTATTTCTTAGCATTATTTGATGTTGCTGAAAGTCTATAATACTTACTTTTTACGCTTACTAAATCAGTAATATCAGACTCACCCTCCACATAATCGGTTAGAACACCAAAATTAAGTAGTAATTGACGTAATTGTAAACATAATTTTTTAGACGAGATACTTAAACCGATTCTTCCTCTCATAGCATCTGAGAAACCATCACCATCCATAAAACCTCTAATCATTGCCCTTGTATTTTCTAATGAGAGGGAAAGTAGTTTAGTGCTAATGAATTTATCTTTAGCTTTTAATGATAAATCCAAACCAACACTCTCTAATATAGCCCCTAAATATTTAGAGGATATGGTGTAATGTAAATTATCATGACAAGAATAATTGAATCCGCACCGAGTAATCGCATCCCCAATATAATCACCACATGTTATGGTTATGTTAGTTCCGATATGTTTACCGTGTTTATTGAAAACTTTATATGTGCAACCCTCGGCTAAATACAGACCAATAAGATATGCTAAATCTTCAGTTATTTTATCATAAATAATCTTTGGTTTTTTTTCTTTATTAGAAAATGTGTAATCGTCTATAGATAAACTATCGTCATTACCGAACACCATATCACCAAATTTAACAGTTATGAAATCCCCAACAGAAATATCCTCTAACTTTAACCATTTGTATTCATTAGTAGCTCTTTTATAACCCCAAACCTTATGTGGTTTAGTTCCCTCTAACATAGAATGTCTGGTTACAATTTTAACGGTATCCTGTAGTCCATTATTAACAAATAGATTAGAGTGTCTGATGCCTACATTACCTAAAACACCGTATTCGTCTATGATATAACTATGCATGGGGTCATCAGGTTGACTATAATCAATGAAATCAGATATTTGTCTTAAACCCCTGTCTGTTTGTATAAAGGTATCTTCTGTAACACAAGAAATCAATGATGCATGTCCGCCAGTTCCCAAAGCCGTAAGGGCCGCACCAAACAACTCTTTACCGTCTTCAATGAACGCAGCCTCATCCATTATCAGATAAGTCGGTGTATACCCACGTAATGCGTCCTTAGACGTTGCAACGGCCTTTACTCTACAACCATTTGGTAGTTTGATTTCTTTTTTTGAATCAGAAATGAAAATCGTCTTTCTTTCCTTTTCTGGGGTTCCATAATATTCACTACCCCATGCCCATCTAGGTATTTGATTTAAGAAGTCTTTAATTTTGGCCAAAAACTCAAATGCCATGTCCTGTTTGTTCGCAACAATTAGAATAGCTTCTGGGTTGTCTTTATCAGCAAAGGCCACCTTAACAGCAAGATATGCCGCAGTTGTCGTTGATACACCAGCCTGTCTTGGTTTTGCCACCAAATTGAATCGATATTTTTCATATGATTCAACAATCTCTTTTTGTTTCTCAAAAAGATAGAATGGTACGAAACCATTATTGGTTTTATCGAATGTTTTGAAGTAAGTTTCAATTGTGTATATTGGGTCCAATACACAATTTGTATATTCTTTTAATATCTCTTGAGCTGTTAACATATAAAGCCTTTTTACATATAAATATGTCAAAAGGCCTAATATGTAACAATTTAGGTTATTAATCAGTCACCAAGACCATCATAAAGCTCATTCATTATGTCATCCAACTCGGATATTGAGCGTTGTCTGGCCTCTTCTTTTTTCATATTAATTTCTTCTTCAATAGCCTCTTCAAATTTACTGAATTTAACCTCACTAATCATTTCACCTACCAGTCGCTTACCTTCCTTAGTACCAGCGATTATTTCTTTCATACACGAATTGAATTCATTCACTGGTAACTTAACCAACTTATGAAAAACATGATGTTTCATATCATGGTCTTTTGGTGGTATACAATCCATTACCCTACCCCATATAGCT